CCGACCTGACAAACAGCCGGCAAACCAAAATAGTCCTGCAACGATCCGATCATATATCCAGCCGCAGGAGAGACAGTCTGCGGAATCACAAAGGAAATAGAATCCCCCGGATTAGGCTGTTCGCCCATGAACCGGACCCAATTACTCCACACAAGACGATTGGGAACAAAGAAAAAGAAAGACTCAAAATGCAAGTTATCCATAAACGGAAAAATCGGCGTAGCAAGCCGACAAAAGACAGTAGCCTTCACATTCCAAGTATCACCCGGCAATACTTCCTCGCAAAAAAACGGCACCAAATAGCCGCCATCAAACGCGGTCTTCAAGTTCTTCTGCATACGAAAAGAAGAACGCGGAATATCCGCCCGCGGAACCATCGCAAAGTCATGAACGCTTGCGCTCTTATGCTTAAAATTCATAACAAACTCCAGTTAAAAAAAAGGGGGCCGAAGCCCCCAAAAAGCCGAAATTAAACCTTCCGGCAATCAGCACCACGAATCAACGAAACAAGAGGCTCCGGGCAGTCAAAAGACGCCGTCGCATCGTCGTACTCACCGACATAAAAAAGCTCAAAGTCGTTAGGGTGCTTGAACAACATATTATCGGCAGCATCGCGCTGCACTTCATCAGAAAAGGCACGAATGGCCTGCCCTTTAGAACCCAGAAACATCGGCTGACCGTAAACATTAGCAGCCGCATCACGAACAACAGTAATTACATACTTCACAAAACCTCCAATAAAAAAAACCCGGGGAATCCCCGGACCAACACTCAAAAGTCTCTAACACGAGACAAAACACGCGCACGCGTTACAATCTCGCGCGCACGCAACCTATCAACGCTAGAATCAACAGAAGTCTTAAATGACTTCAAATACCTAGAAACAGAAATATCAACAAAACGATCAGAGTCCAACTCTTCCAACTTCTTATCATAGAACCGAGGGACAGGATAAACCGTCCCATTACAAACAGCACCATCACGAACGTACACGTCGGCATGGTACTTAGACAACCAATCAGCACCGATACCAGGCTTCAACGACATACGCGCAAATTCAGGCGTCAACTGCACAATCTCACCGGTCAATAAATCCGTCTTGCAATAATGAGCATCTGCAAGCGGGCCGGTCACTTTCTTCATGCAGTAGCCTGCAACATATTGCGCAGACTCCACAGAGAGCTCACCGATCTCGGCTGCGCCGCGATCCCAAATAGAGCTCAAAGTCTTAGACCGATAAAGGTCAAAACCAGCAGAAGACTTACGCCAAAGCTCCCTATCATCAAAACTAACACCAAACAAAATACAGTGGAAATGAGGACGCCACGTAGTCTCGCCATACTCACCACACATAAAAAAACGGCAACCCGGAAAACGCTTCCGAAGCCGCTTCATAAACAACTGAAAATGACGATAAACCAACTGCCCGCCAGCGGGCAAATGCTCCGCATCATAAGTCAACGTCACAAAACACGAAACGTCGTGAGACTGACTTTCGTGCATACACCGAATTGCCCAATCTCGCGACCGCCTCAAACGACAGCCCACGCACTGTCCACACGGCAACTGCAATTCTCTCCGAATCTTCCCCCTCTCGGAGAAAATAATTTCCCCCCCATCCGTCTGCCACGCGGTAAGGGGGGAAAAACACGTCACAGCCTAATTCCGCCGCGCATCGGCGCCGGGCTCACATTAGGCATCTTCGTCCGCTTCGTATTCTCGCGAAACTTCGCGGCACTCCGACTCTTCGACACGCCCATTCGCTTTACAGGTCTCATACGCTTACTCCAGGTCGATCTCAGAACACAAGGGGGGCAGGACTGCCCTGACCCCCCTACACTACCCCAAAGACACCAAAGGTGTCACCTGGAACAGTTACATCAAGGAAAAAACTGTTCTACTTCACCCGGGAGAGCTCCTCCCAAACGATCTTCGCGGCCAGCCAATTGGCTTCCAACCGCTTACGACCAACCCTCAAAGCCTTAGCAGTCTCATTAAAACCCTTCGCCTCGCAACTCTTAATATCCGCGTCACAACCATCCAACGCCGCCTGAGCAACCTTAAACTTAACCTCTGCGCGATCGCGCATCGCAACGAAATCTAATTGCTTCACAACAAACTCCAAAAAAAAGGCCGGGAAAATCCCCGGCCTTCTTATCTCATAAACCAACCGCCAAATCAAGCCGGAGCAACCGGCGGCGGAGGCTCAGGAGCCAAACCCCACTTCCGAAGCTGGGGCAAATTATCCTTATTCAACGCAAAATCAACAAAACCCGCAGGATCATTATTAAACATCTTCCGAACATCGGCAGGCAAACCATTAAAAGCCTTATTCGCCTCAATCAAGGCAAGATGCGCCGACTTATAATCCATAACATCCGTAAAATCACCGAACTCAGGCGGCAACAACTTCTGAGGCAAATGCCCCGTCACACCAAAACGCTTGACAATCGTATTAATATCGGCCTCTTCAGCCTGAGACTGAATCGCCAAACTCTCATCTTTACACTCCAACGCACTCTCATCCGACCAAGAACGCTGGTCATCATATGCCATTCGAATCTTCATTTAGAACCCTCCTTCATAATCGCAATCAAACCTTTCAACAAACCAAGATACGAACCGGAAGCACCAACATTCTCAAAAAACTTCGACTCCGCTTCCTTCTCACTAAGACCAAACCTCTGAGCCGAATTAATCATCTTCTGATAATTCAACAACAACGGGAACATCTCCCGCTCTTGCTTCTCCGACAAATTAGCCTCCGAAATCGCCTTCAAAACACCCTTCTCACCAGTATTCGCCGCATAAAGCAAACTCCGAGACTTCTGGTAAGCATTACCCGCACTATACGGCAAATCACTCGCCATAATCTCAGTCTCAACGCCCGTCTTATGCGTACCGGCTTTAATCGCCTCAATCTGCGCTTCCAACTGAGCATTCTGCAACTGCATCTGCGTACGCTGAGCAGTCTGCATATACGCCTGCATCGCAGTATTAATCGCAGGCGTCGCCGCATCATCAACCCGAGCCTGCGCACCAGCAGGACTGGAAGCCGAATCACTATAAGCCAACATCGGATTTAACCCAGCCTTCTGCAAATCCGCAACACGGCGCTGCACCGCAGTATTCGACATATCCTCCTGAAATTCCCGATTTAAACGCGCCTCCTGCTTATTCGCAGAGTTCGCACTACTACCGCCAACCAAAGACGCAATACCCCCCACGGCGGAAGCAATATAGGGAGCGGCAGCAACCCAAGCCATCAGAAATGGTCCACAAGGCCCGGCACCGAGTACATCGGCATAGGACGAGCCACAGTCGCATCAAAAAACGCATCCATCAACAACTGCTGACCATTCGCACCAGCACCAACAGCAACCACACGAGAAATAGGCGGCGTATCTTCAATGAACGTAGTATTCAACGAGGGCAGCGTCGCAAACTGCTGCGCAAGATGCCACGCATTGATGGTACCCGCAGCAGTAGACCGCATAAGCCCAGTAATCTCCGACGGATTATAACGATACTCCGCCCAACGCTCTTGATAACCAAACACGCTATTATCCGCCGCAAAACCAGTGCAATAAATCTCCTTATTCAAAACCGCTTGCTCACCAAGCATCGCAAACACAGGGAAATAGAAATCATACCGAGTAGACCGCGACCAATGCCTACGCAAACCCTGCTGATACGACAAATCCGCACGAACATTGCAAATACCAATTACGTATCCATGCTCCGTAAACGACTGAGTGAACCCGTGACCACGCGCCAGCATGGTCCCATAACCCGCCAGATTACCCTGAGGAGTACCGGCGGTAACACTGGTCTGCGGAACAGCAGAAATGTTAACCGGAGAATAACCGCCTCCAAGAAACTCAGGACGCTGCAAGCGAGCGTCCGGAGAAACAACGCCAAAGTGTGCACGTAAAATCTCCGTATAACGCGTACCACCACGAGCATCACGCTCCAGCAGCTTCTGAATCTGAAAACTCTGCCGCAACTGATTAATAGTCGCCGCCGTCGCGGTCGACAGATCCGCATACAAATTATCAGGGTACAGGCTCTGATTAGCGACAGGGCCCGCCAGATTGGCGATCATGCCGCTACCAACACCAGCCACACCCGCAGTACCACCAACAGCAGCCACGCCCGTAATAGCATTCCGAAACGTCATAGGCGACGCCGCAGTAGTCACCAACGGAGTAGAATTCGTCCTAACCGTCGCACTCACACCGAGCGGCAAACTAATCGACGCACCCTTCTGAACAAACGGCAGAGCCGA